GTCTTAAAACCCTTAGCGAAATCACCCATGTCATTCATACAATTTCCTTTTTGCTTTTTACAAAAGTATTATTAATCCAATTACCAATTAAATCAAACCCATTATAGTATATGACAGAATTTTACGCCAAAATGATTACATATTTTGTAAAAATATTTACAAAACTTGTAATCAATTCTTGTTTATTATTGACGTAAACCTATCTGTATCAGAACGTTTGTTCCTAGCATCTATCTCCTTTTCCTTTAATTCCAACTTCCTTTTCTCTATCTCCTCACGAGATCTTCGCTCAGCCTCGGCATTAGCCTGTCTGGTTCTCATATCCTCCTCCTTGATATCAAGATCTCTTTCCCTTAAAGCCCTATCAGCCATAGCCTCGACATAATCCATGCCTTCAGAGTTATTCTCGGTCCTAGCCGCTTGACCGGCGGCCATTATGCTCTTACCCCGTAAGTCGAAGTTGCCCTTGATATAAGCCAGCTCCTTCTCCTTCTCATGCTCGTCATTACGGGCCTGTTGATCGGCCTCGGCTTTTTGCTGTACAAGTCGTTGTTGATTCTGGTACTCCTCCTGTCTTACACGATCTGCGTAAGATCTGGCATCCCTTCCTATCTGATTCATCTCAGCCGTCGAGTTGGCATTCATCATTCTAGTGATATCAAGCAAGTCATTGCCCAAAGTATTCGTCTGTAATATATATTGCTTCAAATTCTCCAATTCCAGACGTTTCTTGGAATTAGAGACAGCCATAACATTAAGATGACGTAACGACAAGCTATTATCCGTAAGACTGATGTAAGCCAAGGACAGATCGCTGTTCCTGTACATCACGGTCCAATCATATCCCTCCTTCTGGCATACCTGAGCTACGGCAAGATGGATATCCAACGTCCGCTTCTTAAAATCATCGAAGTCATTAAAATAAGTCTGGGTCTGTAACATCGTGGCATTAACGCCCTGTTTTACGCCCGTAGAACTCTCGTATCTAGTTGACTGACCCATCGCTTGCTCGGATATACCTATCATCCTATAAGCCATCATATAGGCGTAAGACGCCATTTCCATACGGGATCTTATCTGATCCGTATTAGTAAGATCATATACACCGAACTGATTATATATGCTGCTCATCTGCGGATTCTGGTAAGGATTGTTTGTGTCATTACCACCTACACCCATAAATGAGACGGACTTAACAATCTGCATAAAAGTAGCCAAAGCTCCCTTCTTGTCCATCATATCCTTATATTCCGTAGGCAGGAATCCTAAGTCGCCTAAGAAGAACTTACCGATCTCCTTCTCTGCGTTATTGTATAGCTGGTTCATAGCAAGGTTATACATCATCTGGAACGGCTGTATGCGATCGGCAAGGCTTGACCCTATGAATCCAGACACCGGAATGACATAATCATACAGACTGCTGTCACCATGTATCTGATGAGGTATTGGATCTCCCCCTATATATATAGGTTTATCCATTAAATTACCTCCAGTAATCTTAACTCCAAACCTAACCTCAGGCACATACTCCAAGATATAGGTATTAACCTCAGGATCGCCAACGGCTTCTGCCATCACCCTCTTCACCTTCTTTATCCCGTTCTTCTCCAAAAACTCAGGTAATAGCTCGTCGGTAACAAGCTCCTGATCTACCATACCGGTCTCCGTCATGTAAGTTATTAGAAATACCGGTTTCATGGACACCCAATATCCTTCCATGACTCTAAAAAGACGGGAATCTATCTCATATCTCTTTCCATTGGACATGTCAGAGTTAAAATAGCCAAAGGGATGGAAGCGGGGCAAGAAGCGGGGCTGGGTGTGTTCCTCTCCGTCCGGCCCGAAGGTATGGTACTCTCCCATAGGAACACCATAGTAATCCTCAGCGGCGACTATAGACTCATAGTCATGGTATCCTTTCCATGGAATAACCTCATTCTCGTACATACCGGTAATAGAAGGCTTCTTTTTCTTCTGATCATACCTAGTACCGTCATTGGATACCCATCCCTCATAATCATCATCACCGCCCATAATCCTGCGTTTATCCTTGGCCGTCATCTTATGGCCGTATTTTGATATCAACTCAACACCCTCGTAATAATGAATACGGCCCACATAACTTCCATATTGCGGATATTTCACATCAGGATGGAAAACCTCCATAGGACTCCATACCTCCGGACGGTAGTAATCGAAACCAACGAAATGATTCCGGAACATCTTTCCGCTAAGAAGACGATCCCGGTAATTCTCCCTGTCAAGCTCATCCATATAAAACCGGCTGCGGTCAGCCTCGATCGTATGATCCCCCCATACCGCCGCCTGCGTCTTCCATCTGGTACTCATGAACCTCTGGATATCATCAGGGGTCATAGACGTCTTGGCCTGTTGGATTTGCTGAACATAAGCCTGACGCTCATCCTCAGAGTTAAACTCATTGTACGTAGGATCAAGACCAGCCTCTACAAGGCGTTGGTTAACGATAATATCCCATTGCTCTTGAATATGGCGATGAAGAAGATTTGACATCGTATCCTCATACTCACTTATAGCCATATCCCCTACCTCATTAACCGTATACTTATCCTGTAGGTTTGTCAGCCATCCCTCAAAGGCGTTTACGATACCACCTATGATATCATAATGTTTCAAGAAAGAAGGTATCCTTATATCGCTCCTTAGCTTCTGCACGTTCCTTAACTGTGGGATAACATCCGCCATCTCCATAAAAGATAACTTACCATCCGCCATCAGATAATAGTCACGGTACATCTGGTTACGATCATACTGTTTCAACCCTATCGCCTCAAGAGCGTCCATACAATCCTCTTTCCATTTCTTATTTTTTTTCTTCGTGGAAATAGCCTGAGGAGGTAATCCTAATAGCGCCCCTTTTGCCGGAAACGAATGATCTCTATTGAAAATCTCCATGTCAATCTAATTTGTTTTTAGCAAAGATAAGTTATTAAGCAACACTAAACTACCGAAACGCACCTATAGATACCGATCCAAAGGCAGAGGCATATATCTCATGGTGCTTATAAGCGTCTTCCTTACGAGCGTTATTCATCTCATCTATCTTCGATTTAGGCATGTAATTGTTATCGTCAAAATACCTAGCTAAAGCTAAAGCATGACCAAACGATATAATCCTATCGACGTTCAATCCGGGCTTGTACTGTATTATTTCATCCAGTAGAGCTATGTCATCGATCAACTCAATGCCCTTCACCGTTATATCAAGACCTGTATTATCGTCATATCCGATAACGAAATCCTGCCAACAGTAATCCACGACACACGAGAATAGCAGGTTCTGGTTACCGGGGGTAGGGTATAGCCCCAGCTTGCTGTTCTGCCGGGAGCCGGCCTTCACATACTTATTGGCTATTGCCTCACCAGCAAACAGGAAGAAAGACGCTGGCATACCGCTTTTACGGTTAAGGTACTGCTCATACATCTGGTCAGCGTTCTCCATAAGACATATAGCACCATATCCCTTCTGAAGCACCTCACAAGTACGGCAAAACTGATCTATGGATGATGGGCGGGATACATATGACGCTACTATCCTATAAGCATATGGATCACGTATACCTACACGTCTCTTAAATACATAAAAAGCACCTAATGAAGGAGTATCAGACTTCGCTTGCTTATATGGATCAAGCGAGCTTACGTATATAAAATCATCAAACCTATTAGATTGAGGCATCTCAAATATCTGAACAGGAGCGTCAATAACACCTCCACTGAACGGAAATCCAGCTAGCTGTTTATTAGATTTCGTAGTACCAAGCTTATTGCCCGATTCAAGAAAAACATCACACAGCATGCCACTATATTGACCCGACTCAAGAAGATCGTTCTTATGCTTGATAGCGTACTCAACCGGGAACAGATTTTGAGAAGAACTTAAAAAACAGTCATCAATCGTAAAAGGATAGAACATGGTATGAGAGGTATAGGCTACCCTGTCCTTTGTAGAAAGCTTCTTCCGCTCCTCATTAAGTTTATTGGTGCTAGCCTCGAAGTCTGTGGCGTCAATCTTGATCTTATTAAGCTTCTTATCATCAGGTTTTCCTAAATAATCCCCCAAACCTATAGTTACCTTGACACCTGAGTTTGCCATTTGTCCCGGAACAAACATCGCCCATTTCCGTTCTTTCCATGTTTTCCCTTTCATGGCTCTACGGTTTAGGATATCCCAGTCCATGACCAGAAGGTTATATGTCTCGGGATCGGAGAACATCTCCTGAGCATCCTTGGATAGTTCCACCTCACCACCGGTACCGGCCAAGATAGGACTAAGACGCCAGCCATAAGGCGTGTCGTAAGATGGCATGGCGGCCGTGTAAGGCTTCTTTATCGGACCTTTACCTACCTCGTCGAAAATAGCCGTAGCCGGTGTCAGACCAGCCGTCTTCTGCGTGGAGGTCTTCCTACCCATGTTGATGTTGGCTATAGAGATAATGGCATGGATATCACGTACGCCATTAGACATCCTCTTGCCTAATGTAACGCCCGAACTCCAGTCGGTCTTGGTTCTGTTGATCCTGAAAAAAGGATGCACATGATCAAGACCATACTCACAATACTCGCCGATATTGGATAAGTCACTGTCGCTGAATCCTACTACAGAATGACTAAGACCGATAGTCATCGTAGCGTTCATCTGGAGAAGTGATGACATGATGGTCGTATTATGGGATACGACAAAATTGGTAGTAAGAAACTGATGCGATTTATTATCGACCTCAATACAAGTAGCCTTATATCTACCGTAATAATCTATATCAGATATCCTGAGCCTATCGTGGGTCTTAGATATATACATATCGTCACCATCCATGACACAATAATACCCCATAGACCAAAATATTTTCCTTACAAAGGATATAATATACTCGCTTTTATAAACGACCTTAAAACGATCGTCACCGGTATTTATACCGCAAGCTATCTTCATGAACGAGCTTATAAATAACTCTTTTTGTTTTCTGGATGAATAAATAATATCATCCATCTCCTTCTTGCTTAGCTCAAAGATCCTGTCGGTAGCGCCACAAAGGAATGAGGCGGCCAGAGACCCCATGAGCTGGGGCGATATCAGCCAACGCCGCTCAGGAAAATCAACCGCATCCCCCATATCTATAGTCATTTTGGAGAAGTCAGAATGGATGATACCCATAGTGCTCATAACCTTATAATCACCATGATACTTGACCTTCCACTGGTGCTGCCCGCAACACACCACGCTGCGACCGTCCTCAAAGGTCACTTTGTACGTATCAACGAATCCCTGAGGATATACGCCCACTATAGTCGTAAGCTTACCATCATCACCATATATGATATCCCCGATATCGGCGAATCCTATTTTCTTAGATCCATGAGGAGTATATATCAGCTCCGAGTCCAGAAGAGCCTTGCCAAAACGACGAGTACCAAACATTCCCAATCCTTTCTTCTCCTGACGGGCACGTTGGTACATCTCGGCGAAAAACCATTCGTTATCACGCAAACGACTGATCGCTGGCACACGCTCCCCGTTTGGAAGATCCTGGAATACGGGAAAGAAATTAACATGCCAATAAAGCCATGGAGGGATGAACGTACCATTGATAGTCACCCCGTACTTGACCTTATAAGCCTCTTCCTTAAAGAACTGCTTAACATCGTCATCCTGATCCTCCCAACCGAACAGATCGTTCCATACAGGAGGATTTTTCATGTTTACATAAAATTCTGGACTCGTACTTAGACTCATTTTATAATATCCTTTAAAACAGACTCGATTCCACCAGAAACCTGACCCTTACGTTCCTTTTTCTGGACATTGCTTACAGACCTATATACATCCATGATCCCGCTCTTCTCCATATAAGAATCATTCCATGTATTTATCTTATCGATTAATTTTGATATGAAGTCAAATGCCCTAGCCATATCCTCCGGCTTCTCCTTATCCCAAGGATGTTTATCAATATAAGTCTTAGCGTCATTTATAGCCTTAGCTATGACCTCAAGATTGTCGTTAACCCGATCAGCGTCCTTACTCGTCGGCTTTCGTCTTCCCTGTGGCATTGGCTTTTATATTTAAAAATCTATTAAACCTGTTTATATATATATTCATTTACTTTAATATAATCGGATGCATCTTTCCTCTAATAAGTTTAAGCTTTTTGTATGAAACATCCTTTGGATTTTCTCCGTTGAAATCCCTGATATTGAAATTTCCTGATTTTCTTCTTCCATAAATAAAACATATTTCATTGTTATACAATACTTTATCAAACAATCTGAACCTAAAAACCTCAAAAGGAGCTTGATTGTTTTTCTTCTTCCCTCCTTTTAAAATTTTCATTTTGTGTATCTGTCTGTTATGCCTACGAACTAAACGTTTTAAGTATTGACGTTCAATTCGTTTCGCATTGAAGTTCCTAGAGATAACAAACGCATCGGATGTATGGGATTTTTCAATCCCGTATTTAATCCGATTGTATTTCGTGATGTAACCGAACGTCATCGAAACGTTGTCGTATCTGGATTTCAACTCCTCGTACAACTTCCATTTCATGATTCCCATCACGGCCGCATCACGAAGTGATTTACCTCTCTTTTTCTTCAATTCAATTTCTCCTTTATGAAACGCTTTATGACATGATTCACAAAGGGTGACTAAATTCGAAGGTGAATCCCCTCCTGTTTTTCTCGATTCCAAATGATGAACGTTTAAAACAGGATCTTTCGACTTTCCCTTACAATGACTACATTTATGTCCGTCTCTGAAC